AGCTTCTATTGTTCCAAGATTTAATGTTCCTCCTACCTCAATTTCATCATTTGTATTAACTTTGAACATATTTACTACTCCAGTTCCTGCATTATTTTCTCCGCTAATCCATTCATCATTTGGTAGAGAAAGTAGTGTTTGTGGGTCATTTGTTCCGATACCAATATTACCAGTTGATTGTTGTATAAGTAATGCAGTTGTTCCTGACTCATCTATATCGAAATGTAAATCTCCACTAAAAGTTTGTCTAATTAAATTAGCTTGAGCTTTTATCTTAAAAGTGCTTGAATTTGTTCCTGCCCTTCTTACAATGAAGTCAGTATTAGAGTCTGTTTTTTGTAACTCGAGCAATCCGTCTGGATTATCTGTTCCAATACCGACGTTGCCGGTAGTTGCTTTTATAACCAATGCATTTCCACTGCCGTAGGCTCGAATGTAAGTGTCGCCTCCAGCATAGTCATTCCCTAAGTAGAAATTATTGTTTGCATCAAACCCCAACACTAAGCGTGCTGTGCCACCTGAGTCTTTGGCTCTCAAATAGTAATTGTTATCTATAAGAATGTCTCCCCCGCTTACGTGCAACTTCGCATCAGGACTATCTGTCCCTATACCGACTTTACCATCAGATTTTATTGTTAAGTATTCAGAAGAACCTCCGCTTATAAGAAATCTTGCATTTGTTCCGCTCCAAACACCAAGACTCCACTCTACATTGTCAGTTGATTGAGAAAGACCAATTCCCGGAGCGGGTCCAGCTATTTCTAAAAAGGATTGAAATCCTCTAGTAGCCGTTGGATTGGTTGTCCCAATGCCGACGTCTCCTCCTGTAAAGTATGTGTCCCCTCCAGAATTTAATCTTACCTTGGTATTACCAGATGTATCTCTTATATCAACGAAACCGTATCCGCTAGAATCGGATTCAACCGTAAACATATAGTTGCCATCAGAATCTTTTACACCAATAAAACCTTGACTTGTGTTTCCACTTGATTGCAATGTCAAAAGTTGGTTCGGACTTGTTGTCCCAATACCAACGTTGCTGGAGGAATCCTCTAAGAACATAATTGGGTTGGTTCCTGCATCGCTTGCTGAAAGTGCGACATCACCATTCTTGTAAAATAATAAAGGGACTTTCCAACCAGTCCCATCGTATACTTGAAATCTATATGTATCGTCTAAAGTGTCAACAGTTCCGTTAGATGACAAAACTATGCCCAAAGCTGCTATCGAAGAATCTCCCCAAAGACCATTAATTTTAAGAGTAGCTTGGTCCTTTGCAGTGGCACTATTGCCTTTAATTGAAATAGCTGTCGTGGTACCGTAAACTTCAAGTGCTTCCGATGGTGAATCGGTTCCAATTCCGACTTTGCCATCTTCATCAACTGTTATGAGGTCTGTGTAAGTCCCTACACCATTATTATCATCAGAAGAAAAAGCAATTCTGAATGTTCTTGAATCCTGTCCTATTCTATATGTTGCTTCAGTATTACCACTAGCATCACTTTCAGAAAATTTAAGAAATGCTTGTGAAAGGTCTGATTGAGACTCACTATCGTGAATATAGACCACCGGGTCTGCTCCATAAATGTGTAACAACGAGGAAGGACTCGTCGTTCCGATACCAACTTTATTACCACTAACAAACAATGTATCAGACGTATTATGAACAATAAATGTGCCAGAAACAACAGTTAAATCTGAAACATCATTTCCCAAATAAGTATCTCCAACAGTAGTGAATCCAATAACAGCATTACTAGAACCAGTAACTACTAAATTTCCAGAAACAGTGACATCACCAAAATTAGTGACAGTTCCACTAGTCGTTAAATCACCATTAATTGTAACGTCATGATTAATTGTATACGGAACGTATTCTAAATTTCTAATTGCCATTTTTATCTAGAGCTATAAATCTTTTGCGCATAAACTTTGGAAACACCAGCTACAGTAATTAAACCAATGACATCAAATCCAACATCCGTGTAAACAATCTTAGCACCAGCTTCCAATAGGGTTCCCGAAGTGGAAACTCCACCGTTAACACCACTTGTCCATAAATTATAATACACATCAGTTGAACCCGAATTGAAAATAAACAAATCTCCGACTTTAGGTGTTGGCGTATTTAGAACAATGCTACCAGCAGTAGTTCCAGCCAATAAGTTTCCAAAGATTTCTGTATCTTTAAAAAACTGATATTCTCTTTCTCTTTTTCCTGGAGGCAATACCATCAGAACTCTCCTCCTTTTAATTTTGTATTTTACGTGTCGGTGAGTCAGGAGAGCCACACGACACGGGAAGTCCAGCGTTCATCACACTGGAGACTTAAACAAAATTATAATAAAGAAGTAGTATTTAAATGTTTAAAATAAATCTATATAGTTTTACCAGCAATCCATCGTTTTTCATCGTTCATACAATGCTTTTTAGCCAATTCAATAAATTTATCTTGAGCAGAAGAAAAATCATCAAACCAATATTTTTCAATTTTACATTTTTTAAATAGTCCCCGAGCATATTTGACTTGTTGCATTTTATTCCGGATTTTCGGCACTCCTGCCATTTCTGGATAAACTTTTTCTGGCCAAATATACAATCTATCGATATTTTTCTTAGATGGGTCATACTTCGGAATGTATTTATCATATTTTTCATCATAAACGACAACCAAATATCTCTTTTTCTCTTTAATATCATCAATCCATCGGTCATCAATTAAATCACATAGAAGTCTGACTACTTTTCCATTTCCAACACTCTTACGAATGCTTTCTTCAATAATTGGCATTTCAACTTAAATGTATCTTAACTTTAGAAGAACGTTTGTATTAATGTTATCTTTAACGATTATCTCTAATTTATCATTTAATGCCCATTTCGACGTAGAAATCTTAAATCTTGAACCGTCTTCAGCAATTGTTTGTGTTTCTAATGGGCAATATTTCTGACCAACAATTCCTGTACTTTCAAATACTACAATACCTGGAAAATCAGCAAGTCGAATTGTCACTGAGACAGGTCTTTCTGCGTCAATAATCAACGCCTGCAATATTCCGTTTATCTTTTCAGTTACATGAACTATTGCAGACCCTTCTCCCATACCTAAACTAAACTTATACGTCTTTTCCTTGATTTGGCCAGAAGATGTATCGTCCGAAGTAACTTCTTCGTTAAAAGGTTCTTCCTGTTCTTCAACGTCTTCTAAAGTTTTATTCTCTTCTTCCATCATGTCTTATCAATATAAACTAATTTATTTCGTGTGCGATGAGTAGATTGACGGTTTCCACGATTCGTAACTTTCTCAACATCAATATTATCTATTTGTGCATGAAGATTTCCAAATTCCTCATTTGCTAATCCAGCAAACATAACTTCTTGTGGACCACGAGTCCCACTTCCTTCGTAATCTTTCCAACTTCCAACAATAGGAACATCTTCCTTCTTAATAGAATCACATAAATCTGGAAATTCTTTTAAATTTATAACATGGTCACCACTATGTTTGGGCAAAAAGATAACTTTCGGTGTGCCAGGAACTCTATGCATTGGCATTTTCTATTTCCTTCCAAAATTTTTCATTTTTTTGTTTAGTGTACTTTAAATAACATTCTCCGCAGACCCACTTTCCCGCAAGCAAAACAAATGCTTCTCTTTTACAACCTGGTACTGCACAAGTTGGTCTTTTATTCATTTTCAAAATAATCATCAAACACCTCTTGAAGCTTATCTTTGTCAATATCTGGGAACATTTTTTCGATTTCCGCTTCAATTTCTTGTGGCGCTAAGCCTTTTTTATCTAAGTCTTTTATCGCTTGCAGAACAGAAGGATTTTGTGCAGCAGGAGTCTCAGCATTCTTTTTTATTAATTGTAATTGCTTAAGTCGTTTTTTATCTTCATATCTCGCCCTTCTCTCAGCCCTTTTATTTTCTTTTTCTACTTTATCATAATCAATTCCTTCAATTGTCGCAATCTTTTTTTCAATTTCTTTTCTTAATCCATAAGAAATTGCACTCTTAGATGATAATAAACCACTATAAATTTTTAACAATTCGCGTTTATCTTCTTCACTTTGTTGTCCCCAAACTATCTTATATTTTGCTCGAGTCCTGCCTGCAGACAAAAGTATCTTATCAAAAATTTCGTGTTTAATAATATCCGATAACTGGTCTTGATACGATTTAATATTTCTCTCAAACGCGTCCATTTGTACTTGTGAATGACCAGCAGCATTCAAACCGCCAGATGAAGATGCACCTAAAATAACTTCAGGAACTTGAAATGCATAACTCAACAACTTTAAATCATTTTTCAAAACAGCTTCAAATTTTTCACCGATATTTCCAAAATCAATAACTTTCATTTCGACATTTGGACCAGTTACCCATTCAGTTACTTCATTCATATATTGCAATTTAGAACCAAATGCATCAATATCTGCTTGTTCTGGATAATCATCATGTTCCATACTACCCATTTTCACATGGATGGGATTATTTGCTTTTCTAGCCATAATCCTGTGTAGAGCTTTTTGTGCTCCCAAGAAATCGTTAATAATACTTAACCCTGGAAAAACAAGACCATAACCATAGACACTATTACCGATTTTATTAATATCGAGTTTAATAATTTCCTCTTTAGATAATTTAGTTATTTTTTCTTTACGAATCGAGGATAAACTTGAACCTAAATATTGTGTATAACCGATAATTTCACCATACTCATCAATCCTAACGTAAACAGTTCCTGCATCAACGACTTTTATTTTATTTGCAACACTAGAATCTCCCAGTCCTGCGATTTCTAGTGGGCTAAATCCTTTTAATAGTGCTTGAATAAACCACGGACGCAAATAACTTCTAAATCTCGTTTCTTGCATCCAGTTTTCTAATATTTTTTCAACTTGAGCGTCGTCAGTTTCAATAAATAATCCTGGACCAATTGTGAAATCAGAAATCTTATCTAATACTGCGTTCACTAATCCAAATTTTTTAGCAACGCCCTCAACGATAGAGTAATCAAACGGATGAGGAACCCCAATTTCTTCTTTAAAATTAGGAGCAAGTTTAATATCTTGTTCTTCTAATGTTTTTGTTTTAAACTTTTCTGTAAATATCAAATCTTCCCCGGTCTTTTTAGGAGAGTAAAATACGTATTTTGCTGTCTGCTTTTTCACAACCTCTTGTGTTTTTCTTGCGGGCATTATGAAGAAAGATTTGATAGTGCATCATAATATAATTAAATATAATAGATATTATTGTAATTCATTTATAAATGTTTAAACTACATCTATATAGTTATTGAAATCCTTTCCCGCTTCCAAGAGCGTATGTTTTTCTTCGTGTTTGACGAACATTAAAATACGAAGCGGCAAGAGCTAAAGCGTTAATTATATCGTCATGTTCTCCTTCTTGATGCTTAATCTTGATTCCCATTTCGTTTGCAGTCGACTCTTGAACTATGGACAAAAATTGATAAAACATCTTTTTGACTCTGGGGTCTGTTGTATTCTCATAATCTGGAATGTAAAGCTTTCCTTTGTTCCGTGCCATCAATAGCTTCAAATTCGTAAAAATTTCGTTCTTTGACTTGTTTGTGTACCAGATTCCTTCGACTTTATTACCTAGACGAGATTTTAATATATCACCAACTCCAGCACCCAAACCTGTGATATCAATGATAATTTTCTTGCACCTAAAAACCGTATCCAAATATTCGGCTCTAGCAATAGCTTGAACCAAATCTGGAGTTTTGAGAGTTTCAATATATCTTACAAAAATATCGTCGCTATGTGCAAGTTTCTCTAGTACGACGAAAGCTGTTTCGTCAGAACCAGTTCTAGCGATATCTGCACCCATGACAAAAGTGCTCTTTGGATTTAGTTCTTCTGGTATAGGTTTTTGTTTTGGTTCCATTTTATACAGGCGGATATAACTGATAGTTCGCTTTGCATTGTTCTAGTAGTGAAATTGGAAAAAATGCCATAGTATCGTCAATGAACTCATTGCAATATTCTGTTCTAAACTCGATGTCTAACAACTGTTCTTTTTGTTCATCAATAAATTCTTGTTTATATTGTCCTTCTGCAACAGCTTCTCTCCAATGTACATTGATAACTGTATAATGTGGGTCTTTTACAATACTTTTCCAAAAATGGTTTCGCAACCACGGCGTTCCAATTTTAATTATTTGTCCATTTGTTGCTGCTATCATTGGAATTATAACTTGATTTACAATGTTGTCTTTCATATGACCTGCTTCTTCAATTATTGCAATATCTGCAGTGTAACCACGTATCGTGCGACCTTCTGGCCCGCAAGGCAAAGAAATAATTCTCGAACCATTTTCGAATTTCATTTCTGTTTGCGTATCTTTAACTATTAATTTATTAATAAACGGATTAGATGCAGCGATAGTTCTAATCTTTTCGTACAATTCGCCAGACTGAGATTGTGTTGGTGCAACAATAATTATACTTACTTTAGAAGTGACTGCTTTAAATAGTGCGTAATTTGCGACAGCAGTTGATTTTCCTGACTGTCGACACCAAGAAGCAGCAATTCTCTTTTTCTCTAAGCATGCTTTTAAAAAGCGTTTTTGATATGAATATGGTTTAAACCCAAAATAAAAATCCATAAATCCAAACATTAATTCTGGCGTCCATTTGATATCTTTAGGAAGCATCTTTTACAAATTCTACTTCTAACTGTTTTTTCTTTTCTTCTTCCTTCTTTTTCTCTTCAAGCAATTGTTTTTGTAATTTGTACCATTTTTCTAGGGATTCATTAAAGTCGATATTTGCTTGCACAGATTTTTGAGTCGCAGGCCAAAACACTTTTTTAATATCAATGAGAAGACTGACAAATTTTGCGCTCATTGAAAAATCATTGCGCATCTTTGCCTCTTCACCAAGCCGTTCAATAAACTCAGAAACTAGCTCACGTATCCTTTCTTCCCGCAAAACTACTTCCTTGTCGCCCTTTCTAATTATAATTTCATCTAAAAATTCATCAACTTTTGATTTCATCTTACTTATGAAAATGTTAATAATTTAATAAAAATTAAACACTTATACAAAAATTTTATTTGCTTTTCGATGTTTTATTTACAGTTTTGCTACTTTTGCTATCGGAAATTTCTTTAGAAATCCGTTGTTCTTGCTTGACTTCATCTGCTTTTTTGTTTTTTTTTTCCTCAATCCATTTCTCAACTTTCTCGACATCTTCGTTCGGCACAAATATCGAAATTCTATTTCCTCGTTTCTTTGTTTTGAAGTGATATCTATATCCGATATGCACTTCTTGTTTGATTCCTGCAACAAGCCGTATAGTTTTTTCTTCTGTCCTTTTAACAAATTCAAATAACTCTGGATTTGCATAATCGTCTAATGACCCAAAATTTATTGTTGGGTCAACTTTAGTTTCGTCAACGGCTTTTTGCAACTCTTCTGCTTTTGCATTCATCATTTTTTCAAAATCTATTCTTGCACCGTACGAATCAAATGGTCGATAAAGTTTTTGATACTCTTGTTGCTTGTTTGCTAAGTCAGCAAGAAATTTATCAAGCACATCAATTGTCTTTCTTCCACGTAACTCTGTCAAACCTTCTTTTTCTGCTGGATTAAGTGGCCTAAAAATTTGATATACCATTATACAATAAACCTCCTTTCAGTGTTTGGTGACAATTAAATATGTTTTATTTTTTGTCTTCTGTCTTTTCTTTAACTTCAACACCTTCAACGAGTTGCTTTTCTAGAATTGCGATAGAATTTTTACGTTCTTCTATTTCTGCTTCAATGCGTCGCTTTTGTCGTTCTGTTTCTTGAATTTGTCGCTTTACAACGATGTCTGCAGTATCTAATGTTAATTTTACTCGCGGTAACTCTACTTTTTCAAGATATTCGAGTTCATCACGCAAAATTTCTAAGTTTTTACCTATCAATCGTTTTTCGTCTTCGGTTAGTTGTCTTTTCTTTCCCATTTTTACCTCCAATATTTAATTTTAAATTCTCTAATTCGAGAACGCGATTAATATAATCTTCTAAATGTATTTGTACGAACTTACTCAAGTTAAATCTTGGTCGAGATGCAATAAATTCTACTTGATATGGTGGCAAACTTATACTTACTGGAATGTGTTTGTATTTAACTTTTTTACGACCCATTATATTATTCTTGAATAATAACGTTCTCGCTATATTTATATCGTTCGTATTCACGAAGAACTTTAGGATAGTGGATTCTAAGCCATTCTTCTAATTCTATTGGAGCGAATGCAACGACCTCTTCAATCCGTTTCCTGCCCGGCATGTTGATGTTAAAATTATTAATTTTATTTAAGAAAAAGAATATGTCTAAGTTTATAAATGTTTAAAACATAACTATATAGTTTTAATAATTTTATTTTTGAGTCTGCGAGTGTATGACGATGTGTTATCATTCTATGATAATAAATCAGCAACCAAAAAATTTATAAAGGCTATTATATATAGAATATTGAATATTGAATATTGAATAATGAATATTGTATATAGAATATCAAAATGAAACGAGTCAAAGTCACTAAAATTTATGAATTGTGGAGTGAAGCATGTCCAAAGTGTGGTAAGTTGATAGAAGGCTTCACGCCGAAACAAGTTAAACATCGAATGAAAATGCATTTACTTTCATGCAAGAAGAAGCACAAAAAGAGGAGCAAATCAAAATGAAAATGTCTCTAATCAAAGGCACGATTTGGGAAGCTCTTGGAGTAGTGATTCTTTTATTCTTATTTAGGAATGCAAAGATATGTGTTTTGTATGTGATTATTAGAATTGTCCTATTTTACTTTTATGATATTTTGTGGAAAAAGATAGATTCTAAATTTGAAAGGAGAAAACAAGAATGATAGGCAAATGTGCTATCTGCGGTGAAAGGCGAACAATTCATAAATACAAATATCATGAAAAACCAATTTGTTATAGATGTGCAGATAAATTTACAAGCGACAAAATTACAGCAAAAGAAGTAAGAAGAATAAGAACTATTGAACAAATATTTGATGGCACAATTAAAGAAAGTGAAAGGAGGTCAAAGAGAAAATGAGGTCTGAGAAAAAGATAAGGGAAGTTCTCGAAATTGCAAAGAGAAACTTAGAAGAAAATTTAAAGGCCGGAGATAAAAAGGCCGCTGAGGTTGATGCTGATTTTGTTCGTTGTCTTAAATGGGTTTTGGAGGAGGAAAAATAGAATGAAATCCGAATTCGACAAAAAGATGACTTTGAATGAGTTTGTAAGATACCTCGACAGAGTTGGAGCAAGAGAAATTACGAGAATCTTGATTAATGAGGACAATATAATCGTGAATTGGAATTAAATTCGTGAGGCGTTAAAATGAAACAAGAAAAACCACAACCTTTGGATTTAAAAGAATGGGAAAGAAAATTTAATGGAGCTTGGGATTATGATGTTTTAGGAGGGAAAAGACAAATTTTTATCTCAGAAACAACATTTGAAGATTTAAGACAAAGAATTAAATCCGCATGTGAGTTTTATTTGAGATATAAAGATAAGCCAGAATTGTTGATAAAGGAACATCCTGAATTTTTTGAAATAATAAAAAGAATTCAAAAAAATTATTTTGATTGGAGTTATTATTACAATGAATGGCTCTTCAAATTAGCTTTTAAACCAATCTTCGAAGATGGAGAAGAAAATGAAAACTAAGCCACAACCTTTAGATTTAGAAAATTTATGGAAAAAAGAACAAACTATCAATAAAAATTATAGCGGATTAGAAGCTCATAATTTAAAACGAAAATTTTTGAATAAAATTATTTGTCATACCAAATCCGCTTGTAAGTTTTACTTGAGATATAAAGATAAGCCAGAGTTATTAGTGAAAGAACACCCAGAATATAAAAAAGAATTATCTGAAACCATTAATTTAAATTACCTTAAAGAATTTCCAAATAATAAAAGAGCATGGTTTATTGCTCTTGATAGATACAATGAATGGCTCTTCAAACTCGCATTTAAAGATGTTTTGGAGGAAGAGAAATGTTAAAAAAACAAGCAAAATTAAATAAAGAAGAAATCATGAAAAAAATATTAGAGGGTCATCGATGGCAAAGACCATTAAACTTTGAAGGAATACATTTTAATACTGTGCTTTACGAAATCGATGGTTATAAATTTATCGTCGAAGACCATTACTGGGGCAGTAAAATATGGGAAGTTAAAAAAAGGAGTAAGCCTAAACTAATTGAGCTTTGGAGGAAGAAAAATGATAGACACAGAAGAGGAAATTGAAAAAATTTGGAAGAAACTTAATGAGAAAGTCAATTATATAACTAAGTTTCTAAATGAAAACGAAATTGATTATGAAGTTAAGATGTGGGACAGTGGTGAAGGCAAAGATATTATAATAGGCGATGTGGTTATTGAATTTTACGAAACTGGATTAATTAAATTCACAACTAAAAAAGAAATTGAAAATGAATAAAAAAGAAACATCATCAAACTTAAATACAGAAATCTTAGATATATCTATATCCCAAAATGCACAAATATCATTAAACCCGACAAACACAATTATATTTGTAGCAGATAAAATAGTAGTAAGCGATAACTCTTTATGTTTAAAAATCGATTCAGCACCAATAGATTTCGAAAAAGCAGAAAAATTGATTTTTAAGATTGGAAATAAAAAATACACTTTTATAAAAACCGAAAACGAAAAATGAAAAAACTTGAAACCATAGTTAAAAAAAGTAAGCCAAAATATCCACAAATGCATAGTATAAAGTTAGAAATAAATTTCAATAATTACTTAGTAAAAGAAAGAGAAATAGAAAGAATTCACCATAGATTAAAATATCAAGCAAAGTATAATAAATCTAAATGGTATAGGAGGTTATATGACTGAAATGGATTTAGAAAAATTGACTGAACTAAGAGAAACAATTTCAAAGTTAGAGATAATTGCTGAGTTGAAAAATAACTCTCAAAATGCCCTTGCTAGATTGTACTACCAAAAAGCAGCAATGTTAGTAATTAAGAGTTATTGTATGA